TATTAAGATCATAAAACATTGGGATCAAATAAAAGCCGCATTTATAGACGGCCTAAAATGGCTTTCAGCGGTTCACGATAAAATGGGGCTTTTTGCGCTTTTGAATCCATTCACGGCGTTAATCCTTGGAATCAAAACACTTATAAAATATAAGGATAAAATATCAAAGGTCCTTGGTTTGGGGAAGCCGAATTTGCTTTATCAGACAGCAGAACAAAAACAAACAAATATGCCGACAAGCCCGAACGCAGGACTTGCACAAACAATCAGACAGGAAACCGAAAACAGATCACGGGTATCAGTTGATTTTAGCAATTTGCCAAAAGGCACAGACGTTAAACAGACGGGCAGTGCACCCGGCTTTGATCTAGGATTAGGATTTGCAGGAGCTTAAATGCCGTATCCGGTAACACTAAAAGACGCATCCTACACAGCACCTTCAGGCGCTTCAATATCTTTTGATTTTGAGGTCGTGAGCCGCGAGGTGAACCACAGAATAGGCACGTTTGAGTTTTCCGGGGTCAATGGTACTCTTCATCAAGACAAGGGCGTCAGTGGTGAAATATACCCACTCGATGTCTTTGTTCATGGCCCGAACTATGATCTTGAGGCTGATAGATTTGTCACGCTGGCAAAAGAGACCGGTCCCGGTTTCCTGTTTCATCCACGGTGGGGCAAAAAACGAGTACAAATATTATCGATAACGCAGTCCGAAAATTTTGTTTCAGAAGGCGGTCAAGCTCGATTTGCCGTTCAATTTCAGGAAACGCTTGAGCGAGAATTTCCGAAAACCGGGACGGCACCCCAGCAAGAAGTCACGGCCCTTGCAGATAATGCACAAGATAAGGCGATTAATAATTATGCCGACCAGGTAAATGTGGATGGTTTAGCTGATAAACTATCCCTCGAACAGGAGATTATTTTATCAGCCGGAAAAGTCAATGATATTCTTGCTTCGATTACAAGCAGGTCTCAGGATATCGCAACGGAGTTCAGGGGCTATATTGATAATGTTATAAACAATGCAAATAAATATGTTCAAGACGCCTTTTCGTACGCTACGCAAATAACATCGGCCATTCGGGTTGTTTCAGAAGTTCCGGGCAGGATCGGTTCTCAGTTGCAGGGGTACAGTAACCTTTTTGACGTGCTTAAATTGAGGGATGTCACACAGGCGATCAACCAGACCAGAAACGCACTTTTGATCGACGAGCTTTTAGGAGCGTCGGCCATTAGCTCTGCGGCTGAAAGTACGAATAATGCATTTAACGAAACGTCGACCCTTTCAAGAGATTCTAAGGGCAAGGCTGCGATAACGGTACCAGAAATCGGTACCGGCTTTCAATCTCGCGATGAGGTTTTAGCGGCCGTGATCTATTTGCGGGATAATTCACAGGCCATAACGGACATGCTTGATGCTGGCCAGGTTCTTTTTGAAGATTCGTTATTGTCAGATTCTTATATTCAGAGCGTTCAATCCTATGTGCCAACATGGGAAGTTGTCGCCACTGTGATAAAAGCGGGCCTTGACCTTTCTTTTTCATTACCGATAAAAAGATCAATCGTGCTGGCAACTTCCAGGACGGTATTAGATTTAGCCTATGAATTTTATAAAAACATTGACGATATCACCTTGGATTATTTGATTTTAACGAATGCTTTGACCGGCAATGATATTATTGAAGTTCCGAGGGGTAAAGAGATAATTTTTTATGAGTAACCTTGCAACCAAAATTCAAGCGGATTCACCGGATCAAACGGCCATAATTCTTGACGGCACACGGATTGAGCAGTTTTCGGATGAATCTGTCTTGCTAACGATTGACAATGTTGGCAACGGCTTTTCTTTTAACGTGCCGTTTTTCCCAGGCACAAAGATTTACAGGGACCTATTCAGACCGTTTAAATATCAGGAACTACAGATTTATATCGGCGGGAATCTCATTATCAACGGAACGGTTGAAAAAATTGCGCCGTCTGTAACCGATACATCTAATTCCGTTAATGTTCAAGGTCGTAGTAAAACTGGCGTTTTGGTAGATTGCACATTTGAAAAAGATGATACGATGGAGTTTCAGAAAGCGGCTCTTGATGAAATAGCTAATTCGGTAGTTAGTAAGTTTGGGATAGAAACATCATTTCCGGACGGCCCCGGTGCAATCTTTGAAAAGGCCGGGCCAAGTTCACCGACTGAAACCGTTTTTAACTTTTTGCAAAACCTGTCAAGACAGCGAAGTCTTTTGATGAGTCAAAATCCTGCAGGAGAACTTCTTTTCAGGCGTGCCAAAACATCCGGCGTTCCGGTTGCCGAACTGATCGAGGGTCAACAGGGAATTCTTATATCAACGGCTTCTTTTGACGGCACAAAGAGATTTTCAAAATATGATGTTTTCGGTCAAGAGTCTGGCAAAAATGACAACTTCGCTCAATTGTTGGCGGCTATTTCAAAGAAACCGGCAGAGGTGGACGTTTCAAGCAAAGACGTGACAGATAATTCAATTTTTGCGATACGGCCAAAATCTATACAGGGAAACGATACAAATCAGGGGAATATTGAGAATGTGGCAACATGGACATTAACGTCTGATATCGCAGGATCAATCAATATCCCGATAGGCTATGAAAACTGGCTCAGGCCGGATGGTCAATTGTGGGCAGAAAATGAGCTTATATTAGTTCAGGCACCATCGATCATGATCTATAAACCGCATGTTTTATTAATTAAATCAGTCAATTTTCAATCAACAGCCGATTCAAAAACGGTTGAACTTGGATTGACAATACCGGAGGCATACAGCGGTACAGTACCGGAGGCGTTTCCATGGGACGAATAGGCAAGGTCATAAAATCATTTATCTCTAAACTTTCAGGTTCCGGCACAGATGCTCAGTTTTCAAGCGTTGAAGAGTTTGCCGGTGATCAAAGAACAGTTCAGGTATTCGGTCCCTGCAATGAGGACTTTGCGCCGCCTGAAAATTGCAAAACCTTAAATATTCCGCTTGGCCGTGGAAGGGGTTTTTTAATATCGGCGGCTTATCATAATCAGCAAATAGCTCCGGTGGCTATACATGGGGAGCGCAGGATTTACAGCACAAATCAAGCGGGCGATACCGTCAAAGCTGAAATCTTTTTGAGGCAAGACGGAACGATTTATATTGATAACGGGAACGTGACAATAACTGCGAGCCCTTCAGGATTGCTTGAGATTGAAACGACCGGAAACTCTGAGATAACCAGCTCAAAAACCGTGATAAACAACGATGTTGAGATTGATGGGGATATAAATATGACCGGAGTTATAAAAGGTGCTACTGTTTTTAATGGGGCAGATAGTAATTTGCATGTCCATGAGCAAGGTAACGATTCGGATGGTGATGCTGAACAAGATACAGGAGTGCCTTTATGACAGCAATACGAATAATAGATAATCATGCCGAGCTATCAAACATCGGAACAAAAACGCATGCACAGATAGATACTCATATTGATAATGCAGGCATACACATAGAGGCGGAGAGCGGCACAGCCCAAGGCCAGATGGCGTTTTGGGACGCAACTGCGGAAAAGTGGTGCAAAACTGAAACTTCTGAATTGTTTTGGGATGATACAAATAAAAGATTTGGTTTGGGAACAGCAAGCCCAACAGCAATGCTGTCTTTAGAAGCAGGCGATCTCTATGAAATAGACACGACAGGAACAAATAATTTAGACATAACAACAAAAGCAACTGATGGCGGGAAAATATCTTTAAGCACAAGGCGCAATGCTGGAACAGGTTTAACTATTGATACAGCCAACAGAGTGGCATTAGGGCATACAAATCCAAGACTCGTTTTTGATATAAAAATCTCTGATCATGCAGGTTTATTATTTGAAACAACAGGGGTTGATAAAGATGCTTTTATAAGAATGGTTACAAAAACTTTAGGAGATGCAAACGGATGGTGGCAAATAGATGTTGATGAAAGCAATTCTCAACTCTTTGAAATTAAACATGCCCCCACTGGTTCCTCTACGACACATTTAGTAATAAAAACTGACGGCAACATCGGAATTGGCACAACTTCGCCAACCGCAAAAGTCGACATCAACTCAGATATTCTAAGGTTAAGAACAGCCAAGACTCCTGCCAGCGCAGGGGCGGCGGGCAATCAGGGTGACATTTGCTGGGATGCAGACTATGTTTACGTTTGCACGGCAACAAATACGTGGAAACGGGCAGAGCTATTAACATGGTAAAGGAGTAAAACATGGAAAATCAAGTAGCGGGAATTAACATCGCAGATTATGTGGCTAAAAAAGAAAAAAGATTGCTGACGATTGGGAGATTGGGCGATGCATATGCGATTGTAGTAAAAGCATTTGATCCTGAAACAGGCGCTGAAAAACAGCCGAAACAGCAGATGATATTCAGGCATTGATTACAGATTTTGAGGCGCTGAAATGAGTTTAATGAGGGAGCAAGTATGAGAACATGGGATTATTGGAAAGTCATTTTATTTTGTTTTATTATTAGCATCATTTGTCTTTGTTTTATGAGTTGTGTCACGACTGAAAGACAGTTGTTTCTTGAGGTACAGGCAGAGATTGAGACGAACAAACTTTTGATCGAGCAGGGCGAGTCACCTATTTGGATTCAGCGATAAAGGATATGGAATGAGCTTAACCTTACGAACATGCAGCATGGGCGGCTCTCAAACCGGGCTGGTCGGCACGATTGGAGTTACAATCCTTAATGCCGATGGCACAACACAGACTGCCAGAGCAACGGCTGATATTTACGAAATCGGGGGCGGTTGTTATGGCAAAGAGTTGACGTTTCCTGACGACTTCAAGGGTTCGATTGTTTGGGATACAGGCGGCGGAAGTCCGGTCTATGCGGTTGAAGAATTTGATAGCAGCCAGCTTGATGCTATTCAGACAGACCTTGATACCCTGACAGATGCCAGGGGCGAGCCTGGACAAGGTGCTTTGCCGGTTTCAGCTTCGACAAATTTAAAAATCGATTATGTATATAAAATTCTCAGGAACTTGAAAAAGACAACAGCTACGCTTATTGAAATATATAATAATGATGGCGATACTGTTGATCATAAAATGAACATTTCTGACGATGGAACAACTTATACAGAAAATGAAATCGGAAGCGGCCCATAATGGCGGTTGACAGTGCAGTAAAAAGGAAATCGGCAACTCACAATATGAAGCCGGGGTTATCAGGCGGCTTTCCGGGCATGACCGTACAGGAACGGCGGCGAGCTTCTGTATGGTCATATGCGGGATCGGGACTACCGGAAGGCTGCTTAATAATGACCATTACAAGCGTTGCACCAAGGGCTGCCGTTAGTGGTATTGCGCCGAGTATTGTGATTGGTAGCAGTGCTCCAAGAGTCTTGATTGAAGGAAGGTGCTAATGATACCTAAACTACCCCTTGTAGCTGTTGAACGGTCAACATATTATCCGGTCGCATCTTTTTTTGATGAAGACGGAAACGCTGAAGATGTCAAAACTCTGACATGGACGCTTACTGATATTTCAGGGAATATAATTAATAGCCGCAAAGATATTGTCGTTTCAAATCCATCTTCATCGGAAACAATAGTTTTGTCCGGTGATGATCTTGCAATTTTTGCTAACGATAGATTGAGACGCATAATTACATTTAACGCTACATATGATAGTGCTCTTGGAAACGATCTACCTTTGAATGGCGCGGCTGAATTTAATATTGTTCAATTAGTAGCGATTGAGGATTCATAATGACGGATCAGTTCGATGGTGATGTAGCATATCCTTTAACACCTGACGGCGGCCAGATAATATACACAGGCGGTCAACCGCTGATGGACCCGGGCGGCTTGGAAAATGCTGTCAACATATCTCTATTTACAGCTTTTGGATATTGGGCAAATGCGCTGAACGATAACGATCCGGATAAACAAATCGGATCAGACTTTGAAGAAAGGATAAGGCCGAAAGCGATTACGACGGCATATCTGAGGGACGTTGAAGATGCGGCAATGGATGCTTTACAATGGATGATCAATCAGAAAATTGCACAAACAGTTGAAGCAGTTGCAACCTGGCCGAAACTAAACCAGGTTAATCTTGCAATCTTAATCACAATGCCGGATGGTGAAACGGCCACAGTCAGATATGAATTGAACTGGGAAGCCGGGGCGTTGTTTTCGGTCACTGCGAAAGTCGAGGGTATATAATGCCAGCTCCTGAAATACCTACCACAGAAGAAATTAACGATAGAATTATCAGTGATATTGAATCCAGTATTGGACAGTCAACGCCGTTGTTAGCCAAAGCATTCAATCGTGTTTTGGCCTTTGCGCTTGCCGGTGTTTTCACAATCCTTTATAAATTCGGCCAGTGGGCCATCAAGCAGATTTTTACGATAACTCAAGATGACGATAGCCTTGAATTAAAAGGCAATCAATATAATATAGCCCGGAAAGATGCAACCGCCGCCGAATTAACAGCAAGTTTTACGGGTGACAATGGCATAAATATACCAGCCGGGCAGCAATTCAGGGGTGACTCAAACGGGCTTTTATATTCTGTCCAGTCAACCGAAACGATAGCGGGCGGCACAGCATCAGCTAATGTTTTATGTCTGACATCAGGCGAAAATAGCAATCTTGTAAACGGCTCAACTCTTACTATCTTGCAGCCAATTGCCGGACTTGACAATCAGGCAACAATATCCGCAACCGTGACCGAGGGCGAAGACCAGGAAAGCACTGAAGACTATCGGGCAAGAATTTCAGAACGTGAAAAAACGCCTCCACAGGGCGGCGCCTTGATTGACTATATCCTTTGGGCTAAAGAAGTTGCTGGAATCACCAGGGCCTTTGCATGGGGTCATAGAGAGGTGCCAGCGATCACAGAAGGACATATCTATGTTTATCCGTTAAACGATGGCGAAACAAGCAGGATACCCTCCAGCGCGAAATTAACAGAGGTGCAGGAATATATTGACGATCCATCACGGGCACCGATGCAAGCAGTAACTATTAACGTACCAGCCATGACTGAAAAAGTAATTGACATTGATGTGACAGCGCTTGAACCGGACACCGCAGCAATCCAAGCCGCATTTGCCGAAAACGTTGAAGCGTATTTGCTCGAAAGGGAACCTCAACAATTTACAGATCAGCTTGACGTTAAAAACGTGATATCAAGATCAGGCATTGAGGCGATTTATATTAATTCCGGCGCTCAATCCGTAACGCTGACCATGAGCGATGGCGGCATAGTAGAAGACACCACGCTTTTGTTTAATGAGCTGGCAATTTTAGGAACGATAACGGGGCCTCCATGATAAATTTGGTTGAAAAGCTGATACCGAAAAAGGGTTTTTTATGGCGGATATTTCCCGGCTATTTCGCAGATTTGCTTTTTGCGCTTAATGCAGAGCCAAAAAGAATCAGGAATTATTTACAAGCCGTTATCCGGGAATCTAATCCTGGAACGGCCATAGATACGCAGGAAGATTGGTATCAACAATATGGCTTAATTTATAAAGATACAAAATCGTTAGAAGAAAAACAGGGTGAAACACTTGAGAGATATATGGCTCTTGGAGATCAGAACATCGTATATTTGCAGGATCAAGTTGAAAAGGCCGGATTCTTAAATATAACGCTGTCCGAAAATGCACCGCCTCCACTTGCGAGTTCTAACGTTTGCGGAGTGGCAAGAACAGGGGCGGCGGTATGTTGGGCGGGTGGCGCATTTGGTGCTAATTGGATATTTTATTATTTTGTTATTGGTACGGTCGACAATGATCAGGAATTTAACAGGCTAAAAGCTTTATTGGAAAAGTTAGCTCCCGGCCACCTTGTGCCGGATTTTAGTGTAATAAGCTCTGATAATGTTTGCGGCGTCGCTGTTTGTGGCGTAGCAACGTGCGATGGATAGGAGGTGTTAAATGTTTAAAACTACAGCGCTTGACAGCGTGGGAAATGCATATGTTGATGAGGTTGGTGTTACTCCGGGGACACGAATAGAAGCCGATGATCTAAACATCAAACAGGACGAACTTGTAAATGCTGTTGAAGCTGCGGGGTTGACACTGGACGCTGCGGGCGTTAAGCGCAGTCAGATAGCGCAAGCAATGTTTCTTAATGGCGTTGGCGCTCAATCAATGGATGATGGCGGTACTGCGAACGCAAAAATATTAACGCCCTCTACCGGAGCATCTGGCTATGTTTTTGGAGAGAACTACACACAATTAGATGGCGCACTTTTCGTTTTTAAAAATGTGGTATTAAGTACAGGTGCTGTCACGATTGATTGTGGTCAAACTGCCGGAACATTACTTGGGGTTAAATCATTAACACTACCGGATGGTTCAGCTTTGACCGGAGGCGAATTATTAGCGGACGCCTATGTTCTAACCTTATACGATTTGGGCAATGACAGATTTGAGCTTGTTGGTACAGCAAAAGTTTCCGATGCTGTTTATGGCGCAGGATGGAATGGAGTGTTGGATATTGCGCCCAGCAAGAATGCTGTTTATAATAAGGTAGAACTTTTGGATGATGCTATAGCAGCAAAAGTTTCCGATGCTGTTTATGGCGCAGGATGGAATGGAGTGCCGGAAAGGTAGAACTTTTGGATGATGCTATAGCAGCAAAAGTTTCCGATGCTGTTTATGGCGCAGGATGGAATGGAGTGCCGGATATTGCGCCCAGCAAGAATGCTGTTTATGATAAGGTAGAATTATTAGATGCATCCATCTCTGCAGCTGCGTCACGGGCAGAACAGGAAGCAGGGACAGAAGCTGCTAAATATGTAGCTCCAGCAACTCAACGATTTCATCCAAGCGCATGCAAGGCTTTTGTGGTATTCGATGGAGACCCGGTTGCGATTTTAGGCACTGATTATAATGTAACTTCCATTACTGATTTGGGGGTTGGAGATTATAGGGTAACCTGGGACACTAATTTTTCCAATGTTAATTATGTTTGTATTGGGATGAATACATCAGCAGGATCTGGAGATAGTGAAACGATTTCCCAGAAAGCTGGAACACCTGCTGTAGGGGCAATAGACTTGCAATCAAGGCGAGCTTCAACTGGTGCAAGCATAGATCCTACCCATGTTTTCATAGCTGCATTTGGCGATCAATAAGGAGAAAAACATGAATAAAAGAATAATCTATACACAAGATAATGGAGTTGTGGCAGTAGTTGTGCCAACAAAAGACATAGAGAAAACAATAGAAAGGGCTGTCTTGCCTTATACGGATTCATATGAAATTATAGACAAGTCTGAAATTCCAACAGATAGAACATTTAGAAATGCATGGAAAAAAGATGGAAAAAAAATTAAAACAGATATGCCAAGAGCCAGAAATATTCATCTGAACAATATCCGCAAAAAAAGAGATAAGAGATTAAAGGAAAAAGATATTGAATGGCAAATTGCAATGGAAAAGGGCTTGACAGACAAAGCACAGGCTATCGCAACAGAAAAACAAACACTAAGAGACATTCCACAAACCTTTGATTTAGATCAATATACAGAACCCGACGCCTTAAAAGATGCGTGTCCCGACGAATTAAAATAATAATCTATTGGTCAATAGGAATGTTGAATCTGATCGGAGGCTGAAATGGACAATCTTTTACAAACCGGAGGGGCCGGTGGTCTTGGGGCTGTTCTTGGAGCTTTGATTTCTTTTTTTGGTTTAAAAGATCGAATAATCACAGTGGATAAACGAGTTGATTCAATGGTAGAAAATGTAGTTTTCAAAGACTCTTGTAAATCAACGGTAAGTGGCATACAAAGAGAACTTGACAGCCAGACAACCCTTATAACTGAAGTTAGAGACGACATTAAGGATATTTTAAAGGAGATGAAAAAGACGTGAAATACAAATACGGCAAAAGATCCGAACTAGTATTGTCCGAAGTCAACTTCCCGCTGCAATTATTGGCACGTGAAATGCTGGCAATGGGAATTATGGACATAGCTGCAATTTGCGGAAGAAGAGGAAAAGAGGCCCAAGAAAAAGCTTTTGCAAAGGGCTATAGCAAGGCCAGGTGGGGGCAGAGCAAGCACAATGTGGAAGCTCCTGCACTATCTGATGCACTTGATCTGGCTCCGCTGGTAAACGGCAAGATACCATGGAGTGAAGCTGACAGAGGTTTTGAATATTGGTATATTATGGGCGGTATGGCCATGGCTGTTGCTAAAAAATTAAGCTTAAATATTCAATGGGGTTATTATTTCAGTTTTCCGGATCTTGGACATTTTGAAAGCATAGAGGTGTGAAAATGGACATCATGGGAATAGGCACAGCGGTCATGGGTGCTATCGACACGGTAGCCGATAAGTTCTTTGTTGATGCCGCAGACAAGGAAAAGTTCAAGCTGGCAGCCCTAAGATTAAAACAAGAGGGCAAATTCAAAATAATCGAAAAACAGTTATCGGCCATAATTGCCGAAGCTCAAAGTAAGGACAAGTGGACATCCAGAGCAAGACCATCTTTTATGTATGTCATGTATGCTTTGATTCTTTTTTCAATCCCGCTTGGAATCTTAACTATTTTCAATCCTGAAGCTGCGGTATCTCTTACCGATGGTGTGCAGGCGTGGCTCAATGCGATACCGAACGAATTATATACATTGTTCGGCGTTGGCTATCTTGGCTACACCGGAGCGCGATCATGGGATAAGAATAAAAAATAATGAGTTTTCAAACCGACACCGACAAGCAGATCAAAAAGCTCAATCATCGATTGAATCAAATTGGTAGCAATGGCATTCCGCTTGCAGCAGCGGGAACATTAAATAACCAAGCATTTGAGTCACGGAAAACGTCAATCAGAGCATTTAAAAGAAAGCGGACTGTGCGCTCTAACTGGACAGAGCGTGGAATGCTGTTTGAAAAGACACGAAGCGGAATCCCGATTAGACAGATGGAGTCCCGCAGCGGCAATATTCGGGACTATGCGGCTTTGCTCGAACATGGCGGAACCGTCAAGCCGGATGGTAGTATTTTGGAAATCCCGGCACTCGGTTCAAGAGTTTCAAAAAGCAAAAAGAAAAAAATAGCCAGAAGATTTAAATTAAGCCAGCTTGGAAAAGTGCGGCGGCTCCCCGAAATCAGCGGATCACCAACAAAACGGTTTGCGGCTATGCTTAATATCGCACGGAAAGAAAAGTATTACGGGCCGTTTATGATTACGAAGCAGGACGCAGGCGGCGAACGTTTACCGGTCGGTATCTTTAATCTTTCCGGCCACGGCAAGGGACGCAGGGGCGGCGGTCAAATAACAATGCTCAGGAAGTTACAGGCAAGCGCATATGTTCAGGGCCGTCCCTTTATAGCTCCGGCAGGTAAACGGATTGGCGGCATAATGGATAAAATCTATATCAAGCAAGCCAAGCGAGTACTGGCAAAATTCGGCAGAGACATATAATCAATCAGGTCGTGGCACCGTTCGGCCTTAAGCGCAAGTTCTTCCGGCGGGACAGCAGCGCAAATGGTGCATCTTCCTCCTGGGGCTGGATCAAGGCGGCTGGGCACCGCCTCCGGCCCCCCTCCCTTCCTTTTTTTTGCCAAAAGGCAATTTACTCAAAAATCGCAACGCTCTCAAATGCCCTACAATCGACGATCTCATGACTCCCTACCCTATCCTATGCGTTTAAAATTACACACCCCTTAAAAGCGACACGTATTATCAATAAAAACAATCGCTTACAAGCACAGGGCAAAAAGCCCCTCCCCTCAATCCAAATCTAAAACAACCACTTGTTAATACCATAAACAATTAAAAACCATAAATCCCTTAATTAATTCGACCTATTTTTCGCAAAAAAAGAAGAAAACAGCCCTATTCAGCGAAAATGAGCGAAAATGAGCGTAAATCTATAAACTTAATTAGTTTGACCGCATATTTCCGGCTAACCACCTCTTATTACCCATAATCAGCCTCAACCGGGTTTGCATGATATAAATAAATATATTATATTATGATCAACATTAAAAAGGAGCGAACAAAATGCGACCGCTGAATAACGACACTTTCCGTATGTATTGCATGAAATGCGGAGCCGAAGATAAAAACGTCTCTGTATCAAACACCGACCCGAGGTGCCGGAAGTGTGGGGGCAAGCTCGACTTTGCGCCGGTTGAAAAAAAGGTGGAGAAATGATCATAAATCAAGAGAATAGACGTCGAAGCAAGATCGGTATGTTTATTGACATTATGTTATTTGTTTTGATCGTATTTTTAGGATATGTGTCGGTTGTTATATTTTTATGTCTATAAAGGAGAAAAGCAATGATCAAAAAAGATGAAATCCCAACATTAGAAATTGACATGAATACTAAATGCTCAATCTGTTCAGAGAATGGCGTGACTAAAAGCGGGCTCTGCCTCAAGTGTGTGGCAAAAAAACTCAAAGGGCAAGCTATCGGCTATAGTATAATTCGGCAGGCACAAACTGAGTTATGTTACATGCTTGAAGAGTACCAGAAAGAAATAGATGAAGCCTATATCAAGGCCGATGGTGATTTGACAATAGCCCTGGGATTGAAAATGGCAGGAACCAGGATGGCGGGAGAGGTCGAATTAACAGTGTCGATCAACTTTGTCGAAAGCCGGATCAAACATGCTGTCAAAGTTACAGTGAACGAAAACCAGATGCAGCTACCGGGGATGGAAAACTCATGAAGCCAAACATCGAAAAGATCGAAATAGCCCTACGCAAATCCCGGAAATATATCAGGACGGTTGAAGCGTGGATAATGAGCGGACATCCAACAGATCTCCAAAAAGAACTTGCCGGGATTCTTAGGGATTTTACAGAGGGCGATGAAATCAAATCAATCGAAGATGCGCTTTTGGAATTAGGAATAATAATATAAGGAAAAATATGCTTAAACAGGGAATATATTTAGACACGCCGGATAAAGAATATCGCTCATGGCCAGCGATAAATTACAGCTCGCTTTCAAAGTTCAATGAGTCTCAAGACCACGCCCTCATGGACTGGCCGTCTAAAAGCTACTTTGAAGAGGGCTCAGCTTTTGAGCTTTTAATAGAAGATCGGGCCAAAGGGACGAAAAAGTTTGCCGAGCGGTTTTTTCTTGCCGATGCGCCAGGTGCAATGCCGGAAGATTTAGCAGGTTGGATTGAGGGCGAAGAAAATCTTGAAACGAAATACCGCCTTAAAAAAGACGGTAGTCTTAATATGCAATCCAAGAGACTGCACGGTTGGCTTGACGCTTGTCGGGACAACCCGGGCATGATGCCGATGGGTAAAGACCAGATGGAAATGCTCAACAAGATGGTTGATAATTTCATGCTTTGCAAACCCCTTCTAGACATGGGTTCTGAAAACACGTTAGCCGAAATCCTGCCGCATTGCGATTTTCAGGTACCGGTGCTTTGGTATGCGGGTAAAATGCGAAAGAAGGCGCTGCTTGATTGCCTCTTTGAGACAACAGAACGGATATATATCTTTGACATCAAGACTGCCGCTGATTTAACCAGATATCCATACGCATTGAAAGACTATGGATGGATTCAGGAGGTACATTACACGGCCGGGATGAAATCTATTTTTCCGGACAAAGAGATCGTGTGGCGGTTTTTGGTATCCTCAAAAGCCGAGCCGTGGCTTGCACAGCCATTTCAGGTCGATCCATACAGCATATCAAGCGGCGGCATGGAAGCATATTATGATTTGTGTAAGCGGTATCAAGCGTGGATTGACGAAGGGAAGCAGCCGAAGGGTTGGAAAGAACTTGAAAAAGTAAGGATATTTTTTGAATGAAACAGCATGAAATACTAAAAACCATCTTCGGCCATGATGAATTCCTGTCGATACAATCTTCTGTCATTGGCAGCGTTTTGGCGGGCAAAGATACGTTAGCAGTAATGCCGACCGGAGCCGGGAAATCTCTTTGTTATCAAATACCGGCACTGGTATTCGATGGCTTAACGGTTATTGTGTCACCGCTGATATCGCTGATGAAAGATCAGGTTGACCAGCTTTCAAAGCTAAATATTCCGGCCGCATTATTAAACAGCGCATTGTTAGTCAAGCCATACCGGGAGAATATCGCAAAGCTAAAGAGCGGTAAAACCAAAATGCTTTATGTAGCGCCTGAAACATTTTTAAAGCCGGACATTTTAGAATTATTATCATTGGCAAGCGTAAATTGTATAGCGGTAGATGAGGCACATTGCATATCAAAATGGGGTCATGATTTTAGGCCGTCATACAGAAGAATATCACAGGCAAGAAAGCTCTTTAAAAACGCCGTGTGTATTGCATTAACAGCAACGGCAACAGAGCAGGTCAGGTTCGATATTCAAAAGAACCTTGAATTTGTAAAAGAAAATGAGTTTATCGCATCATTTGACAGACCAAATCTGCTGATCAGAATAACTGGCAAGTGGAATCCAGTGAATCAAACCGAAAGCATCATAAGAAACAATGATGGAAGTTCCGGGATTATATATTGTTCATCACGAAAAACGACCGAATATGTAAGCAGGGCTTTATGCGAGGTCGGGCTTTCCGCAATTCCGTATCATGCCGGGATGAAGGCCAAAGACCGTGCCAAAAATCAAGAATTATTTATGGGTGGAGAAATTAAAATAATAGTCGCTACAACAGCATTTGGCATGGGCATTGACAAGCCGAACATCCGGTTTGTTATACATTATGATTTGCCACAGTCAATTGAGGGTTATTATCAGGAGATCGGGCGAGCCGGGAGAGATGGCCTGTTCTCAGATTGCACTATGTTATTCAGCTCTTCCGATGTTTCAAAAATAAAATGGGCTATTCAGTTCAAAAAAGACCACGCTCAAAAGTTGGCAAACATACACTTGAGGGATTTATTGCAATTCATCAAATCAGGATCATGCCGAAGGAAATTGCTATTGAAGTATTTTGGAGAAAGGTATTTACAAGAAAATTGTCAGATGTGTGATAATTGTCTCATGGCGATTAAAGCAAACACAAACAAATCAATTAATCGAAAAAGGAGCTAAAAATGAAAAATGCCGGAAAAGATCAAAACCCATTTCACGCGCCCACAGTTTCAGAGGGCGCACAAGTCCCGATTGAGCAGCACAGAGCTATTCAGGAAGTTCAAGCAGCAATGATTATAGCCAAGAAGTTTCCACGGGACCAGCACGCTGCTTTTGATCGTATCATGACCGCATGCGAACGGCCAAAGCTGGCCGAGGCCGCAAGTTATAATTACCCTAAAGGCAAAACGATGGTAACCGGTCCAACTATCCGACTCGCCGAAGTCATGGCCCAGAACTGGGGAAACATGGAATTTGGTATCAGGGAGCTTTCCCAAGATGCCCATAGCTCAGAAGTCCAGGCATATGCATGGGACATGGAAACCAACGTCAGGCAATCAAAAACGTTTGTCGTGCCACACAAAATGAAGGCGCATGGATCATTTAAAAAGCTGGATGATCCACGTGACATTTACGAGCATGTGGCTAACATGGGGGCCAGAAGATTGAGAGCTTGCATCCTGGGCGTTATCCCTGGTGATATTGTTGATGCTGCGGTCATTAAGTGCGAAGAAACCCTGAAAAAAGGTGACGGCAGGCCCCTGGAAGATATGATACGTGGCATGTTGGAAAAGTTTAAAAAAATAGAAATATCTAAAGAGTTGATCGAGGCCCGTTTACAGCATAAGTCAACGGCTATTGTGCGCTCTCAATTAGTTGAGCTTGGCAAGATATACAACTCAATCAAGGGCGGCATGAGCAAGCGGTCGGATTGGTTTGATGTGCCGAAATCGCAGCAATCCACAGAAGCTTCAGACCTAACCAAAGCAATCCAGAAAAAAACCGCTGAACAGAATGTGGAGCCAAAAGAGGAAAAACGGCCCACAACGGAAAAGCTTGAACCGACAAGCGTTGAACATGAAACTACAGACCAGAAACCTATAAAAGTGGAGGAAATTATCACGCCCGATTTCCGCAGCGAATGGATCAGGCTACAAGGCCCCGGATTTTCAACCTACTTCCATAAAAATCGGGCGGCGTTTGAAGCTGCATCAATTGAGATACAGGAAGAGGCTCGAGTTAAATGGTTAAAGCTGTATCCTGAAACGCCTTGGCCGCTTTCAATCGATAGTGAAATTGCTATAGACCTGTCAGAATACACAATTGAAGAATTAAACCGCATCCATGCACGCATAGCCGCTATTGGCAAGGGGGCTGTTGACATTGTTGAGCGGGAAACTGGGTTGACCTGGGGCGCATGCAGGAACCATCCAGAAATGGCACGGGAATTTCTTTTAAATTGTTTTCAGGAATATCAGCGGTCTGGAAAAGACCCGGCGGTGTTTTTGTCGCCGAATAACGGGGACAGAGGGGAGGACTTGGTATGAGACTAAAACTTGAAGATATAATAATACAGAATTTTGCGAAGGTGTCATATATATCTGTCAGCTTTGACAAAAACTTGACCTACATTATCGGCGAAAACGGAGCAGGGAAAACAACAACCGGACTTAATGCTGTCTGGTTTTTGCTTAAAGGCTTATCCCAAAAAGGCGATGGCGTTATCGCTGAACGTTTCCGGTTTATCGGGCCGCATGGGAAAAGTGCAAATGTTATAGGCAATCTCTATGATGAAAAAGAGGGTATTACTATCAACATCAGCCGGAAGCTCCTAAAAAATAGCACGGAGCTTAAAATCAAGGCGTCGGACGGACGGCAGCTTGACCAGAGGTGGCTCGACTCAATCTTTAATTCATTCCTTATTGACCCAATGGGATTTAGTCGGCTGTCCGGGAAAGCTCAGGCTTTGGCTTTTGGGGCTGATACCGCAAGGTTTAATACGAAGAAAAAAGAGCTTGAACTTGAGCGCCGGGACATTGGCCGGGACGTGAAGCGATTACAGGGCGTGGTTGATTCGATGGTTGATTTGGAGAAAGTTGAACCTGTCAAGGTTGATGAATTAATGATCGAGCTAGAAAAGAGGCAGGGGTTAAACCGGGCACGAGATACCGCAATTGAAAGCCTTGAAAAGATGGACAAGGATTTTACAGCATCGGAACTGAACATCGAAATCATTAAAGGCGATATTGAAAACCTGCGCCTCAAGCTTGTAAGGGCTAAAGCCGACCTTGATCGTAAAGATAAGGTCAGATGCGATAAGGCTAAAGAAGTAAAAGCTATGAAAATTGCCGATGAACAGGAGGTTAAAGATCAGATTACAGAAGCCGACCAGGTCAACAAGAAGGCCGCTGATTATGAATCTTTCCGTGAAAACGAAGCCGCCCTTGAAGATATAAAGCTTAAGTATGAAAGCAAAGCGGTTGCGATTAAGGATAATGAAACTAACCGCACCGAATACTTGAAATCTCTGAAGCTACCATGGCCGAACATCTCAATAAACGATGAAGGCGAGTTCCGGCTGAACGATAAGCCGTTTTGCGCTCCATATTTCTCAACCGGAGAAATCCTTAAATTCGGTGCCAGAATCGGCAGTAAATTAAAAGGCGGCTTAAAATATGTCTATTTTCCGAATTCCGATTCCCTGGATGATAAAAACCGGGAAGCTGTTTTTAAGATTTTGACCGATGACGGGTTCCAGATTGTGGCCGAATCGGTCAGGCCTGTGAACAAAGAAGATGTGGCGACCATCACGCTGAAAGAGATGAAGGTCGTTGAACCTTACGATGAAAGCGGGGGAGATGGATTGAAATGAAAAAAATCTATTTAGCTGCACCATATGTTCACAAAAACCCTGACATCAGAGCACAAAGGGTTGAAGCCGTTAATAAAAAAGCCGCTGAGTTAATGATGTCCGGCAATCTTGTTTTCAGCCCGTTATCACACTCACATCCGATTTCAGAGCATTGCGTTGTTGATCCTTGTGACCATGATTTCTGGTTGCGTCAAGACTTGTGGATTCTGGCTATCTGTGATGAGTTTCATATTTTGTGTCTGGATGGCTGGACTGAATCAAGGGGGATTGATACCGAATATCAACGTGCGCAGGATTTGAGAAAACCGGTGGTTTATCATGCAATATAACGATTTTCTGAAAACAAAGATATGCATCGGGGACTTGCAGGGTTTTTCGGTAAACAAAAACCAGCTAAACCCGATATTATTGCCGCATCAAAAAGACATATCCATCTGGGCGCTGGCCGGTGGCCGCAGGGCCATTTTTGCATCGTTCGGCCTTGGCAAGACATTTATGGAGCTGGAAGTTTTAAGGCTGATCGGTCAAAAAGAAGGCGGTCGACAACTCGTTATAGCTCCCCTGGGCGTACGACAAGAATTTAAGGTCGATGTTGAAAAACTGGCAGCCGGTAACGATCCGAATATAACCGATGAAAAGAGACAAGAGCTTGAAATTTGGAAAAAAGACAACCAGGTTTTAACAGAAATAAAATTCATACGCAGAAACGATGAATTGACAGACGATGGATTATATATCACTAATTACGAAAGCATCCGGGACGGTCGCCTTGATATAAATATGTTCAACGGTGTCAGCCTTGATGAAGCATCTGTCTTGCGATCGTACGGCTCTAAAACATTCCAGAACTTCCTAACATTGTTCCAAAATATCAAATATAGATTTGTAGCAACAGCTACCCCTTCACCAAACCGATACAAAGAGCTTATTCATTATGCCGGATTTTTGGGCATTATGGATACAGGACAGGCCTTGACTCGATTCTTTCAGCGGGATAGCAAAAAAGCTAATAATTTGACGATATACCCGCATAAAGTTGAAGAGTTTTGGTTGTGGATATCGAGCTGGGCTATCTTTATTCAAAAACCGTCTGACCTTGGATATAGTGACGAAGGCTATGAGCTACCCGAACTTCGAATCCATTACCATGAAGTTAAATCGGATTCTGAAAACTTTGCCGATAAAAATGGGCAGGTAATGATGTTTTCGGACGTTGCCATGTCACTACAGGCCGCATCTAAAGAAAAAAGGGAGTCGATTAAAAAGCGGGTTGCAAAGGCTGCTGAAATCGTTGCGCATGATCCTGACAGACATTTTATTTTGTGGCATGACCGGGAAGCTGAACGCCATGAATTAAAACGGCAAATTGCCGACGTTACGGATGTTTACGGCTCCCAGGACTTAGAGATAAGAGAAGATCGAATAATCAATTTTTCAATCGGAAAGTTCAAACGGCTGGCGACTAAGCCAATATTGTCAGGTAGCGGTTGCAATTTTCAGAGGCATTGTCACACGGCCATATTCGTAGGGGTTGGCTTTAAATTTAACGATTTCATCCAAGCAATTCACAGAATCCACCGCTTTTTACAGCTGAAGAGATGCGATATTCACCTGATCTATACAGACCGGGAAAAGAGCGTTTTGAGAGTTTTAGAAGGCAAGTGGGTTCGACATAACGAAATGGTGGAAAAAATGACAGAGATTATTAAGAAATATGGGCTATCACACAAAGAAATGGCCGGAGAGCTAAAAAGATCAATCGGAATTGAGCGCCTGGAAGTCAAGGGCGAAAAATTCACGCTTGTAAATAATGACAGCGTTGAAGATAGTAAAACGTTAGAAGAAAATTCGGTCGATTTGATTTGCACATCAATACCGTTTGCGAATCATTACGAATATACTCCCTGTCATGATGAAAAAACAGAGGTCCTTACAAAAAGAGGGTGGATTTATTTTAAAGATTTAACGATGAACGATTATATATCAACGGTAAACAAAAAATCCCTTGTTGCAGAATGGCAAAAACCTTCCGAGGTCATTTATAAACATTATAATGGTGAAATGATACATTTTAGAGAGCGTAACAGCATTGATCTTATGGTTACACCTGATCATAAAATGCTTGTCGATAATCGTGTTGGAAATCACAAATCAGGTAGAAAAACAAAACAATTTAAATTAATTTCAGCGCAAAACTTAAGCGATAATTATGTGTTTAGAAAATGGCAGATGGTAACGACTTCTATTCCAGGCACCGGCGATTATCCCAAAAACGTTGCGATGCCGAAATGCGACCACCGAAAGGGCGTTAAAATTATACAGAAATTAAAAACAGAAGATGTTATGGAATTAGCGGGCTGGTATATTTCGGAAGGGCATTGCAGGTATTCAGAAAATAAACAGAGACGGGGCGAAATAACAATATCTCAAAGCCAGAGCGCAAATCCTATTTATAGAAACGAAATAATAGATCTCTTTGACAGGCTCGGGCTTAATCCAAACTGTAATAATAAAAAAAACATTACAGGGTGGAATATTAATATAGCTGAATTTTTAAGAAATGAATTTGGCAGCGGTAGTTATAATAAAAAAATTCCACAATGGGTTAAGGCACTGCATCCTGATTTACTCAAAATACTCAGAAATACAATGATGAAGGGCGATGGTAATTCTAACGGACTTGCCTATACTTCTTTTAGCCACAAACTTTGTGATGATTTCCAAGAGATATGTTTTTTTACTGGATGGAGGGCATCTGTTTCTAAAAACATTGTGAGAATCGGCCAAAAAAATAAATACCCTGAAATTAGAAACAGGCCCATAAAAACTAACTATAATGGAATGATCGGGTGCGCGACCGTGCCAAATCATACTTTGGTTACAAGAAGAAACGGCAAGATTATTGTGAGTGGAAACTCATATAACGATTTCGGCCATACATCAACAAATGATCAGTTTTGGGAGCAGATGGACTTTTTAACTCCGCAGCTATTAAGAATTTTAAAACCGGGTAGGATTTATGCTTGCCATACTAAAGACCGTATTTTATTTGGTAATGCAACTGGAAAGGGTGCGCCTACCGTTTCACCGTTTCATGCAGAGGCTATTTTTCATGCTCAAAAGCACGGCTTTGATTATATGGGCATGATCACTGTTGTTACCGATGTTGTACGTGAGAACAACCAGACATACCGGCTCGGATGGACGGAAAATTGCAAAGATGGTACTAAGATGGGTGTTGGCTCACCGGAATATATATTGTTACTCCGAAAACCACAAACAGACCGGTCAAGGGCGTATGCTGATGAGCCGGTTGTTAAAAACAAGAAAGACTACACACGTGCTAGGTGGCAGGTAGACGCTCATGCCTTTTGGAGAAGTTCCGGGGACAGGCTTTTAACATACAAGGAAATGGAAGGATACGGGCCGGATGTGTTATGTAGACTTTTTACTCAGCGCTCCCTTGAAAATATTTATGATTATGAATCTCATATAAAAATCGGGGAGTCTCTCGAATTAAATGGCCGATTGCCGGCTTCTTTTATGGCAATCGCACCGGGCAGCCACAATGCGGCAGTGTGGCACGATATAAACCGGATGTTCACGCTCAACAGCGCACAGAAACGGCGCAACTTACAAATGCACGTTTGTCCGTTACAGTTTGATATAATAGATCGGCTGATTGTCAGATATTCAAACGAGGGCGAAATGGTTTATGATCCGTTTTGCGGTATTGGTTCGGTACCACTTCGGGCTCTCAAACTGAAAAGGCGAGCTGCAGGTTGCGAACTTAATGCTGATTATTTTTTAGATAGTGTTCGATATTGTCAAGCAGAAGAGCGAAGCGCAAAACAGATAACATTATTTGATTTTGAAAATTTAAATAACTAAGGGGGAATGATGAAAATTCAATTTTTTGTACCAGGTGTTCCGGCGACGGCCGGAAGTAAAACGCCATTTATATATAAATCTAAAAAAGATGGAAAACAGCGTGTCGCTATGTCGCCAGCTAATAAACGGCAAAAACCATGGATGTCGGATGTTAAGGTTTTTGCGGAAGAAGTTTACAATGGTAATCCTGTAGCGGGACCGGTCAATCTTTGTATATCGTTCTATTTGCCACGACCAAAAAGTCATTATGGAACCGGTAAAAATGCAACCAGATTAAAAGATTCAGCTCCGGAATATCCGACTGGGAAGCCTGACTTGACCAAATTGATCAGAGCCGTCGAAGATGCGCTGACCGGAATTATTTGGCGCGATGATAGCCAGGTTATTTCACAGAGGACAGACAAACGCTATGGCGATAAACCAGGCGCAAATATTTGTATTGTGGGGATTTAATAATGATAAATTTTATTAAAGACATGTTTAAATTTGACATGGTTGACGAACAAAAAACAAAATCATTTTATGAGAAATTGTATAAAACTATTAACCGAGCTGAAAAAGCCAGAACGTCAATTTTACATTCCAACCTGCCGGAAAAAGACAGGCTACAAATCGCTGATGAAATTCTTTATTTGATTGATGCTTTAAACGAGTTCTCAAAAATAAAAAGAATGGAGGTATAAAAAACATGGAAGCGCTGATTGTTTTAACATTAATTTTTATGTCCGCATTGCCGCGCATCTCTCATAGATTTTCAATGCCGGGCTCTTTTGCATTGGCAATATCATTTCCGGTAGTTCTCTGGATGTATTCGATTCATGGTATTGGATTGCATGTTACGTCATACATGGCTGCCTTGGTTGCTGGTATTGTCTTTGAGCTGACCATATCAACCATCCTCTCAGATCGTCCTGATATGGCCATAAAACATTTAATCATCTATTCCGCAGCCGTATTTATCGGCGTGGCGTTTGCCGGCTATGACATTTGGTTAATTGTTATATGCTTAGCTATTATTCATTGTATTTTTATCTGTGTTCCGTTGGAGTACAAAAACGCCGGGCTATTGGGAAACCCTAATTTCGCAGGCGCGTTTTTAGCTCCATGCGTTTTTATAGCATTTTATATTAATGAGCCATTAGCCGTTATTTTATTGGTTATAGTATTGCTTAAAACTAAATGCAAGGGCGGCATGGTTGGGCTCGCCATAGGGTCAATATTTATCCGACCTGAATTGCCTATAATTCTATCCGTGGTATTATGGTCCTTTGTTTTCAAGCATGGATTAAAATCACATAATAGTTTACAGGTAAGGTTCGAGATGTGGAAAGCATCGTTTAAATATATGACCATAAAGCAATTGTTTTTCGGTATTGGCGGTGATGTTGGCAGGATATTATTTATGAGGGACAGGCACGCAAAGAACAGATTTAGACGGCTTCATTCCGATATAGTTCAAGGCATTTTTGACGGTGGTATGTTTTACGTCATTTTATATCTTTGGATCGGGATATATTCGATCACGATAGCTCCGCCCGCATTAGCTGCGGCATTGTTAAGCCTAATGGTTGCCGGTCTCTTCGTAGATACGCAACTGGTTCATTTCACATCAGCCCTGTTTTGGCTGCTTGTGGGCCAGATAAGCTTTTCGTCCACTCCTGCCGTTATCGTGGCGCCATGGATGCTACCGGTTGCGATTATCATCTTTATCTTGGTCATTCAAACCTGGGGCAGGGCTTTTATTGCAGATACGATACACGGTATAGCATTTAAGCGTGGTGATGGAAAACTCATGGCCATTGCTCACAAGATTAATCCGTCAGATGACCTCGCAACGGCCAGCCTGGTAGGCGCAATGATTCTGTCAAAGCAACATGGCCCTGCCTTCGATAGAGCGTGGAAACTGGTTGATAGATATAACGGTGATTTGCAAGCAGAAATACCATATTATCTCTTAGCATTAGCTTCGTTTAATATCGGGGCATGTTCAATCTCAAGGGCCATGGTGCGGCAATGCCTCGTTTATTGTGACCACGAAGGGGCGAAGAAGCTATTGGGGGAGATTGAGAAGAGGGGATTATGAAAATAGCGGCTGACTGTTTCTAAAACGGTATTAGAACCAACAATATCAAAATAGGCAGAAAAAATTCTGTCTAATACTATACGTTATCTGTCAGGAGAGAAGAATATGGCTGGATACGATGACCCAAATCATGAAGGCAATTCTGAAAAATACCATACTGGCAAACTTTGCATTGAAGGTTGCGGAAGGCCCGCTGGAACGGCATGGTCTCCGTATTGGTGTTTTGAATGTAATGTGAAAAGAATCAATCGAATCAACGAACAATTTGAACAGATAACAAGCCGCTTGAGCCGACTCGAAAAACCGAGCGGCTCAGCTTAGACGTTAAACAGCAGGAGCAAAATTATGTGTTATTGCACGATAGATGATGGCCCAGCCGTGTTTTGGGAATCAAGGCCCGTAGCGAGAAAAACTCATGTATGTTGTGAATGTAGTTCTAAAATCGACCCTGGTGAAAAATATTACCTGTTTAAAGGTGTTTGGGAGGGCGGGTTCGCTACGTTCAAGCAGTGCGAGATATGTAAGAATGTGTGGGATGAAGCCATGTCGGGAGGTATTGAGTGTATTTGTTTTGGGAAACTGTGGGAAACTGTGGGTAGTGACTATGAGTAAGCCGCTGTTTAACCAGCCGTTACACGCAGACCGAAAAAGCCGGGACGATTTTTAAAAACTGAAAATTCTTGCTGGCTTTTTCGGCAGGTGAACTTTGACGTTAGGTGCTTATGAATTTTGACAAAGACTATAAAGAGTTTCTTGAATGGGAAAAAACCAAGGGTGGTACATGTAGCCCGACTGAATTTACAGCAGAGGAAGATGTTTCAATTCGACTTTTTGTCGCATACCTGAATTGTAGGTATGCAAATACACACCTAACCAGCGCCATACACTCGGACGGGCAAAGCAAGGCGGCTGAAATCGAACGACAAATTATAGAAGATGCCCGCCGGTGATGGCGGACGTTATACGGCAACGAATTTTTGAGTATCTTGAAAATAAAGTTTAAATATTATCATTTTTATTGAAAAAAGACTTGACAAATATCAAACAAGGCGTTATCTTATAATTAAGTGAGCGAGAGAAATATAAACATTTAATTATAAGGAGACAAAATGAAACTAATTCACGAAAAAAAGGCATTTGAAAAATCATTAATAAAAACTTTGGCAAATATGGTTGTTGTTGGCAAAAACGCAAAACCTATATTGGCGGGAGACTTAATCGCCGCCTATGCAAATATTGACCGGATTACAAAAAAAACAAAATGGGCGGTTGAGATCTGGCAGTCTATTATAATCCTGACCGAGGCTGACGTAATGATCGGCACGCATAATCCTAAAACCGGAAAAGTACAACGCGCGGACATCGCCCGCACAGAGGGAAATATTGAAAACATCACAAAGGCCCAAACCATCAACGATCTCTTGATTATTTTTGGGCGAAAAAATGATTAGCCCCAAAGAGGCCCGGCTTCGGCTGGGCCTCTCACAAAACCAAAACAGCCGAAGAGAACTATAAACATTTAATTAGTGTCAGAACGAAAACCAAGATTTTTCGGACATTCGAACGTTTGAAGAGGTAGCTATATGAGAGGCGGAAAAAGAAAAGGCGCCGGACGAAAGCCCGGCATCAACAAAATCAGCGTGTCAACGAAATTGACGCGCTGGATTGTTGCATGGTTAAAAACAAGAGAAAATCAGGCAGTTACGATAGAAACGGCCTTGATTGAGTACTACAAACTACAGAAACCGAAACAGGACGTATAACCAGCCGCTGCAGGCGAGCCCAAAAAGTCGGGCCGCCTGAGATAGGACGTTATAAACGATGAAATGTAAGCATTTACGAATAATTATTCAAGAAGAAAGTACCGCTTCGACCACGCATATGCGCGATAGGTCTGGCGAATGGTCAAATAATTCAGATTTTGGAAACTACACTGGGACCCTTAGGGTTGAATGTCTTGATTGCGGGTTACATAAAACCTATTACAAAAACAAGAAAATGCCAAAATGGTTACAAAAATGTTTCAAAGAACTCGGTTTATAACAAGCCGCTTGACCTGGCCGCTCAAAAACAGTTTAATAATGGCTGATTTAAGACGTTAGGAGGTTTATGAAAATAGTAAAGATAGATAATTGTGCTGTCTGCCCTCACAAAATATGGGTATCACCTACAGAAAAAGTTTGCAGGCTTTCTAATTGTAAAATTATTAATGTGCCTGTTGCAGCTATCCCGGATTGGTGTCCGCTTGAAGACGCCATCCTAACCAGCGCCATGCACTCGGACGGCGAGGGGCGGAGCATTTGTGATTATGGTGAAGATGGTTGTATCTATCTCTTGCGGAATTGACTGCGGGAAGCAACTCACCGCCGGTGATGGCGGACGTTAGGAAGCTTTATGGAGAATAAAATATGCCAGGGAAAAAACAGATCAAATGGCAAAAAAAATTAGAGGCTTGGAACGAAAATCCTAAAGGCTTGGATGAAATAAATACAATCTTTTTCGATAAGCAATTAATAGATTTTCCTCCGAAAAAAATTGACAGCACGCCCTTGCCGATTTTTAAAACACTAAAGGCTATGGCGGTTGATATGGGAAAATTGACACTTGCAAATACTCTATTTAAAAGGCTAAGGTGGGTTGTTGATAAGGAAACGGGCTGTTGGAATATTGTTTCACACAAAGGATAAGGAGCGGGTCGAGGTGTAAGGCGTTGAGCTGTGCGCTGTAAGTCACTGATATTGCAAGGTACTGTGAAAGATTTAAACGGATATCACGGTTA